CAGCCGCGCGGCGTGCTCAACACCAGCGGCGTTTCGGTGGTGGCCGGCGCCACCAACGGCGCGGCGCCAACCTGGGCCAATATCGTCGCCCTCGAAAGCGGGGTCGCCAACGCCAATGCCGACGCGGGGGCCTTGGCATACCTGACCAACAGCAAGGTCCGCGGCAAGCTGAAGACGACCGAAAAGGCGACCGGCACCGCCATGTTCGTTTGGGCCGACGGCACCGACGCCGGCTTTGGCAGCCTGAACGGCTACCGCGCCGGCGTCTCGAACCAGGTGCCCAGCAACCTGACCAAGGGCACCGGCACCAACCTCTCCGCGATCATCTTCGGCAACTGGTCGGACCTGGTAATCGCGAGCTGGGGCGTGTTGGACGTGCAGGTCACGAACAACACCCGCGCCGACGGCGGCACCGACGTGCGGCTGTTCCAGGACGTGGACGTGGTGCTGCGCCGGCCGGCCAGTTTCAGCCGCATGGTGGACGCAATCACCGTCTGATCCGTCGCCTGACGGATCGGATCCAGGGCGCCGGCCGAGAGGGTCGGCGCCCATTCTTTTGAAGGACGAGCGATGATGCTGGAAACGCCCGAGGACCTGGACGCCATGTTCCAGGCCGTGGATGGCCTGGCGACCGCTGCCAGCTATCGCCACGGCGGGCTTGGCCCGGCCGCGCCGGTGCGGGTGCTGCTGTTCCAGGCCGACACCGAACTGCAGCCGTTCGGACGCCAGGTTGTGACGGGGGCCACCCAGATGACCCTGTTGGCCGCCGAGGTGCCGGCCCCGGGGCCGGGCGACACCCTGACGGTCGAGGGTGTTGTCTACACGATCCAGGGCCGGCCGCTGCGCGACGCGAGCCGCCGGCTGTGGCGGGTCGAGGCGCGGGAGGGCTGAGACATGGCGCGAGATCAGATGCTGTCGGTCGCGCTGCGCGGCGACCTGCGCCGCGAGCTGGCAGCCGAGGCCCGCCTGGTGCGCCGGGCCACCCTGGAAGCCCTGCGCGAGGCGACGCCGGAGCTGCGCGACGAGTTGCGGGCATTGACCAGCCAGCACCTGGGCACGCGGGTTGGCCGGCGCTGGCGCAGCCGCGTATTCTCCGCCCGTCGCGGACGCTCGGAGATGGCGGGGCTGGTGTACCCGGCCGGCCGCGATCGCCTGCGCGGCCTGCTGAGCGCGCTGGAGTTTGGTGCGGTGATCCGCGCCCGCGGCGGGCGCTATCTGGCGATCCCGACCCAGTTCGCCCTGGCTGGCCGCGGCCAGCGGATGACCCCGGCCGACCTGCAGGAGAGTTTCGTGCAACGCTCGCGCAACGGGACTTTGATCATATTCGCGCCGGTGCGTGAGGCCGCCCGGATGCGTCGCGGCCAGGTGGAGCGCCTGGCGGTCGCGAACAACCGCATTCTGGGCAACGGGCGGCGCAAGCGCACAGAGAAAGCGTTGGAAGCCCGGGCGGTGCCGATGTTCATCCTGAAAAAATTCGTGCGGATGCCAGGCGGCCAGTTGAACACCCAGCGGCTGGTGGACCAGGCGGGCGACCGCCTGCCGGCCCGCCTGGTCGCAAAGATGCGGGAGCTGGACCATGCCGAGCGCGCGTGAAACCGCGATGGTGGCGCTCGCCACGGTGCTGGGGTCGATTGCCGGGCCGGTGTTTGCCCGCAACGCCGAAGAGCCCGAGACGGTGCCGCCGGGCGGGTTGATCCTGCTGCGCGACGGCGAGCAGCTGGGGCGGGTGGCGTTTTCGCCCGCGTCCTACTCGTTCACGCACCAGGCCGAGCTGATCGTTCAGACCCAACACGCCCAGCCATCGGTGCGGGACGCGCTGATCGATGACCTGCTGGCGGCGATCGTCGTCGCAATCGAGGCCGACACCACGCTGGGCGGGACGGTGAACCGGGCCACCCTGGAACTGGTAGCGATCGACACCGAGGCGATCCCCGGGGCCGCCGCGATCAAGACCGCCGTGGTGGCGGTCGAATTGGATTACGAGACCGACAGCCCGTTGGGCTGACCACTGACAGGAGACAGGAAAGATGGCCACCACGTATGCTTTGGGCACCGACACCCGCCTGGCCGGCGCAACCGAGGCCACCTATGGCGTCGCGCCGGTGGGGGCGGGTCTCTACCGGATGTTGCCGTTCAGCTCGCTGACGGTCGGCGGGAGCCGCACCCTGCAGGAGGTGATCCTGCTGGACGGCACCCGGCGGGCCTCGAACCCGACCTATGGCGCCCCCAACGTCACCGGCGAGGTGGTGATCGCCCAGGACGTGCGGACGCTGGGGTGGTGGCTGACGCGACTGATGGGGGATCCCACCACGACCGGCACGGGACCCTACGTGCATGCGTTCCGGAGCGAGACCGTTGACCTGCCGAGCGTTACCCTGGAGGTGGGCCACCCGCAAATTGCGACGCCGCAGTTCGACGTGCTGTCCGGCTGTCGCCTGGGCGGGCTGTCGTTCCAGACCAGCCGCGATGCGCCGGGCCTGGCGACGATCCCGATCGTGGGCAAAAGGAGCACGGTCGCCGCGAGCGCAATCAACACCAGCCCAACCCTGTTCGCCGCGACCCTGTTCAAGACGGCCCGCGCCGACCTGAAAATCGGCGCCACCGTCGTCGCGAATGTGTCGAGCGTGACGGTCGACTACTCACTGAACCTCGACATCAACGAGGGGCTGGCCGACGACGGCGAGATCGAGGGGGTCGAGCCGACGCGACCGAGCCTGACCGGCACGCTGAGCTCGCGGCTGGGCTCCGGCACCGGTGGGCTGCGTCCGCACGTGCTGACCGACGGGGCGTTCGAGCTGCTGCTGACCAAAACGGTTGGCGCGCACTCGCTGGTCTACCACGCGCCGCGGGTGTTTCTGGAGCAGACCGCGGTCGGCGTCGCTGGCCCCGGCGGGGTCGACGTCGCCTACAATTGGCGGGCCGCATTCGACACCACCGCTGGCTATATGCTGCAGGTGACGCTCACCAACGACGTCGCGAGCTATTGAGGGGCGCCGCCATGATCCGATTGGGCCTCAATCTGGAGCCGCTCTGGCTGAACCTGACGCCAGGCCGCGAGCCGGCGGTCCGGGTCTACTGCCGGCCACTGGATACGCTAGCCTACCAGACCGCCCAAATCCGGGCGGCGCGAGAGGCGCAGGAACGGTTGCGGGCGGCGGCCGATCTGGTGGCCAGCGGGGCGTCTGTCACCGGCCTGCCCGATCCCGACGACCAGGCGGCGGTGGCGGCCCTGGGCCAGGTGCTGTTTGCGACCGGCCTGGCCCAGGCGGCGATTGCCGATTGGGAGGGGGTGGGCGACGCCGACGGCCAGCCGGTGCCGGTCACGGCGGAGTGGGTGCGCCGCCTGATGGCGGTAGCGCCGCTGGCGGACGAGTTCCTGCACCAATACACGGCGGTCTATCGGGAGATGTACCGCGAGGGGGAAGGCTACGCGCCGTCGCCGAATGGGAGTTCGGTGGCGGCGCCGCTTACTGCGCCGGATGCCGTCGCGACGGCCTGCCCTGTGCGAGGGGAGAGCACGGGGTCGACGGTCAGCGCTGCCCCTACCGGGCGCACCCATTGACCGACCAGTCGGCCGCGGCGGTGTGGCAGCTGGTGCGCCAGAGCCCTGGCCTGGCCCGGCATGACGCGACCGGCAGCGTGGTCGGCCTCGACGCCGTGGCGGCGTTGGCCTTGGGCGAGGCCCGCGGCATCGAGGCGGCCGCGGTAGCGATCTGGCTGCCGCCGATCGAGGCCGGCCTGCTGGCGGCCTGCCGCAAACGGGAGGGATAGAGCGTGGTCGACCGTCGACGCGACGTCGCCATCCGCCTGTCGGGCGAGGGCGTCCAGCGCACCGAACAGCAGCTGAACCAGCTGGGCAACCGCGGGCAGCAGGCGCTGCAGCGGATCGAACGGGCCGGGGCGCCTGCAAGCCGCAGCCTGTTGGCCGTGGATCGGGCCGCCGCGACGATCGGCCAACGCATGACCGGGCTGGCCGGCAATCTAGGCACGCTCGGCGGCAGCCTGTCGGCGCTGGGGCCGATCGGCCTGGCGGCCGCCGCCGGATTGGGCGGCCTGACCGCCGTGCTGGGCGCCACCACCCGCCTGGCGCAGCAGTCGATCGAACGACTGTCTGCGATCGGCGACGTCGCCGACCGTCTGGGTTTGACCGCCGAGCAGCTGCAGGAGTTGCGGTTCGCGGCCGAGCAGAACAACGTCGCGGCCGAGCAGCTGGATACGGCGTTCCAACGGTTCACCCGCCGGCTGGGCGAGGCGCAGCAGGGCGCTGGCGTGCTGAAACAAACGCTGGAGGACCTGGGCGTCAGCGTTCGCAACGCCGACGGCAGCACGCGCAGCGCGGTCGAGGTCTACCGCGATTTCGCCGATGCGGTGGCGGCGGTCCAGGACCCGCAGAAGCAGTTGGCGATCTCGGTCGCGGCGTTCGACGTGGAGGGGGCGCGCCTGGTGCGCCTGCTGCGCCAGGGGGCCGAAGGGTTCGACGACCTGGCCCGCGCCGGCCGCGAGAGCGGGGCGGTGTTGTCGAACGACCTGGTTGCCGCGGGCCTGGCGGCCGGCGACGAGATCAATGCATTGCAGCAGAGTTCGCAGGCGGCGCTGACTGAGCTGGGCGCCCTGTTCATCGACCAGGCCGTGAATTGGCAGGCCGCCAAAACCACGGTGGTGGAGGTGGTTCGCGACATCGCGGTGGAGCTGCGGGCTCTGCCCACGCTGGCCGAGGGGCTCGGGTCGCAGCTGCGCGCAGCATTGGACCTGGGGCCGGTGCGCGACCTGCCGATTGATCAACTGCCGGAGGCGATCCGGCGGAAAATCCTGGCATCGATGCGGGCGGCACTGCCGGAGCGGCCGGCGGATTTTCCAACCCCTATCCCGCCTCCCAAACCGCCGCCGCCGCCGAAACCGCCAAAGCCAGTGCGCCAGGCGGCTCGCGGCCTGACCGAGCAGGAGCGGGAGCTGC